TCGGGATCGATCGGCTGCTTCAGCACGTCGCGCGCATAACGCAGCACAGCCTTGAACATCGCCAGCGGACGCGCGGTGCCCTTGGGCTTGCTCGCGCGCCACGCATCGAGCGCATCGGCGGTCACCTGCGCGGTGGTCTGCCAGCCCTGCGCCTGACTGATCGCGGTGGTGAAGCGCACGACGCCGTTCGCGTAGTAGGGATTGTTCACCTTGCCGCTGGCGATCTTGGCCGCGCGCCAGCGTTCGATCACGTGCAGCAATGGCAGCAGCGTCGTACCGCGTCGCGGTTGCAGTTTGGCGATCTTTTCCAGGCTCAGGTTCAGCGCCGTCAACTCCTGCTCGGCGCTGATCAGATCGCGGAACGTGGTGCTGGCTTTCTTTACCCACTTGCCGTCGACCAGCTCGCGCCAGCGGACTTTCCAGGGGCCGACGCGCTTCTTGCCTTCGATCCAGGCTTTCACTGGCCGTCGACTTCGACGATGTCGTGCGTTCTCAGCATTTCCCGCGCGGCATCGCGCTCTTCCTCGGCCTTTGCGATGCGCTGCTCAAAGCTGTCGCTCTGGCTCTTGTATCTCTTGAACTCCGCGGTGGCGGTACTGAGGGCCGAAGTGGCGTTATTGTAGGCCCGCGACCACTCGTACTGTCCGCTGCTGTTAGTTGGCCCTGGTCGTATGCGTTCCAGTTCCACAACTCGCGCGCGCGCCGCGGAGAGGATCCTGTCTGCCCGTTCAAATGCAGCCTTTGCTTTGGCTCCGTCGCGGCTCAGCAAATCCAGGCCGCGATCGCGCGCTAATATGAGGTTCTGGAGTTCCTTCGCCTTTGCCTGGGTGATCGTTGGGCGTGGTGCGATGGCGCTCGCCTGTGGTCTTTGTGGCGGCGTTCGTGGTGATGCCTGCGCTGGTTGCCGCACGATAACGGTGTCGCGCTGAATCACCGGACGATCCACCACCAATGGCGGAGGCGGATCGAATGTTCCGAGGTAGTAGGCAATCCCCACCGCCGTAATCGGGGATATGATCAGCAATACCAAAACGACCGCAGGCCAAGCGGAGCGATGCTCGATGTCAGGGCCGTAGTCTCGGACCTTCTTTGGGGCCTCGGGAATGCCGAAGTGCTTCTCTCGCCAATCGTTCACATGCCCCCCTTTGTGGAAAACTTACGTCTAAAGGTCAGTGTTGACCCGTGCGGAATCATCCAACAATAACGGGCGCTGGAGACGTAGAAATGCGAAATCGGCTGGGTTTTCAAAGTGTGATTGCCGGGGACCACGTCCCTCTCCCGGCCCAACGGATCGGATGGTCCGCGTATCTCGCTCCTGGGACGACGAACTAGACCGGCTCATTTTGGAAAACGCCGCGATTTTCGCGGCGATTTCTGCGGCACGTAAGGCTCGCCGGCCTCGGCGGCGCGCAGCTTCTTGAGCGCGGCGTTCTCGACCGCTAGGCGGATGGCCTGGTATGCTGGGTGACCGGGCTCAAACATGCGCAGAACGCGGTCGGGCGCGCACGCAAGCGCGGCCAGATCAAGGAAGTACTCCCGCTCCCTTCCTTCTAGCCCAAGAACAGTAGCCCAGCGGTCCATGTGTTTCAGCGGAGGGGGCCGTGACCCAGACTTTATCATTGACAGAACGGTGTGCTGAGTTTTTGCCTTCTCGGCAAACTCACGAAGGGTCCAGCCACGGCGCTGGATCAGCGCGTAGAGAACCTCTGTAAACCCAACTATTCCGGTTTCCCAACCCATCATGTTTGACCGTAGCGGCTTGTATCGGCGTTGGGAATACTTCTTGCACCGCTAACCGATAGTGTTACCAAGTGCACAGCCGACCAGACGTCGGCTTTTCTTTGCCGATCGCGGGTAACAAAATCGGTTAGCAAGGACAGACGATGTGCACATGGGGACATGAGCAGGCGCGGTTTGAGTTCGACAACGAACGACTTGTGAGGAAATACCGGATGAACGACACCCTGACCTTCGGCGCCTGGCTCAAGCAGCAGATGCAGGCTGACGGCCTGACCGTTGCGACGCTCGCTGAAACGATCCAGCGCGGAACCGTGGCGATCTTTCGCTGGCGAAATGGCAGCACCTTCCCGCCCGCAACCATGCACCGCTCCCTGGCCAAGGCGCTCAGGGTCACCGACGAAGAAATCCGCCTCCGCATCTCTCGCGATCGTCGTGCTGCTCATGCCTCAAAGCCTACCGCCCCGGTGACGGCATGAGCGCACAGCCTCTCACCTCCGTCGTGCGCTTCGTCGAAACCGCCCTGGCCAAGGTCCACGACCAGACCGCACAGGAAACCCTCGCCGACCAGCTCGGCTACCTCTGCCACAGCCCGATCAGCCGCGCCCTGAGCAAGGTCCGCGACGGCAAGGCCGATGGGCTGCTGGCGGTCTACACCGCGCGCGAACTGGTGCTGCTGGCGATGTCGCACGGGATGCTCGCCGACGCGCTGCGCACGGCACTGGCCGGCTCCGCGTTCAGCACCGGGCGCACCGCTGAGCGGTCGCTGAACGAACTGGGCCAACGCTTCGCCGCCGAGATCGGCGAGATCATGGCCGACCTGGGCGACGGCGCGCTCGACGACCGTGAAATCGACGACCGCCTGACCGCGCTCGATCGCCTCGCGCAGTGCGTCAGCCAAACCAAGTCCGACCTCCTGCAACGCAAAGCCAACCGGAGCCACCCATGAGCGCCGACACCTTCGTTGCGCCGGAGATGATCGTCGAGGCCAGGGCCCTCGCCAATGCCGTCCTGTCGCTGCCACAGCCCGACATCAGCAAGATGCCCCGCACGGAACGCGTGATTCGCGCGTGGACCGAGTACCGCCGCCAGATGTGCGCGCTGCGCATGCTGAATCTTGGGCGCTGGAACCTGGACAAGCCCGAAATCGCTGCCCCCAAACGCAAGTCAACCCGGAGCCGCACATGAACCCGCTCGCTGCTGTCCGCCTCGACGGTTGTCATTCGTTCATCCGCTCGCGCGTGGTCTTTGTGCGCGGCTGCTTGGGCGCTGGTGATTTCCACACCCAGGCCGAGTTCGCCACGCTCGCGCAGTTTTACCGGGTGGCGCTGTGAGCGCCTTTCCCCGCATTGAGCAGGCGCACCACGTCGAGGTCCTGCGCAAAGTCGTCGCCGCCTACGATCGCCTGACCGTGGCCCGGCGCACGCGTCAGCCGGGAGCACAGACCGACGCCAATCGCGCCCTGCGGACAGCGATCCGCGAGGCCAGCGCCCTGGTGCACGGCCCACAGGTGAACCCATGAACTCCGCGCGCGTCCACACTGACGGCGAACACCACACCGGCGACACCACCGTGCTCCTGACCCCCGTGGTCGTCCCGCGCCTCTGCGCACAGGACGTGATCGCCACATACCTCGCCCTGCGCTGTGGCCTGTGGTGTGATCCCGGTGCGGTGCGCGCCACCGCGCTGTCGCACGGCATCGGCCTGGACGAGTTCACCACCGCCGCCGCGCGCATGATCACCGCCGGCCTGATCGATGTCGACGGCGAAGGCGCGTGGCGCGAAGCCACCCCACGTGCGGGCGAGGGCTGAGCCATGAAACTTTTCGCCTACCACGACGCCGCCGGCAAGCTCTACCCCGAACTCGACACGCGCGAGGTCTCGATCGACGTGCTGTGCCGGTACCTTGGCGTCCACCGCGACACCGTGCGCGTGCGCGCCAAGCTCGGGGACTACGGCAACGCCACCAGCACCGGCGCGTGGTTTCAGAAAGCCCGCAACGGACGCGGCGGCAAGTGGCTGTTCCGCCCCGCGATCCTCTGGCGCGTCAAGAAATGGGGACGCTTCGCCCAGGTCGGCTTCGACCCCATGGCGCTCGAACGCAGCGTGCGCATCTACGAATGCGACCCGGCCACCACGCACGAACGCCACGCCCAACAGTCCACCGCTGGCAGCGAAATGCTCCCCGCCTTCACCCACGCCTGCGGCGCACTGATGGAAGCGCTCAGCGTCGTGCGCTTGGCCATGCCACGCCAGCCCGCGCAGGCCATCCCCTTCGACCTGGAGTTCAAAAGCCAATGAACCAACCGCGCGAAACGCACCTCACCCTGGCCGACAAGCTGCGTGCGATCGGCTACCTGCCGCCGTCCGGCATCCAGCAGTCCAGCGACGAGGCCCACGACCACGCCCTGCGCCGCTGCGGCATCAGCAACTGCGCCGAGATGGTCGCCCCACCCGCCACGCTGTGCGAGAAGTGCGACGGTGAAACCGAAGCCATGCAGCGCTACCTGGACGCCCAGGCCGCCTACCTCCGCGAACTGGCCCGCCGTCCTTCGCTGTGGTCGCGCCTGGGCGATGCGTGGTCCTTCTTCCGCACTGCCATCTGGCCGCGCATCAGCCATGCCGCAATCAGCATGGCCATCGTGCTGGTGACCGCCATCGCCCTGATCGTCGGCTGTGCAGTGACAGCACGGACCAGCGAGGTCCCCGCGTGGGTCATCCGTGGCATCGCCGCGGTCGAAACCGGCACCGACTGGCGAGACATCGGCGACGTGCGCGGCACCTGGTCGCACGGCAGCATCGGCGAGGCCGGTCCCTGGCAGTTGTCGCCAGCCGTGTTGCGCGATCTGCGGGCCTACGATCGCCGGCACCGGGTCCATGACGATGTGGTCCTGGCGGAATCGCTCACCCGCGCGTGGCTGCTCCGCCTGCATCGCACCACCGGATCATGGGATGCGACGGTTGCCGCTTACCACGCCGGACTGGGGCGCCGCACCGCACCATTCGCCATCGCCTACGCCGAGCGCGTCCGCGCGGTGGGAGCGCTCCGGTGATCCCCACCCGCGAAGACCTCATCCAACTGCTGACCAAGGAAGCGCAGCTCAGCGTTGCCGACCTGGTCGACCAGTTCAACGCACCGGCGACCAGCATCCTGCGGGTGCTGAAGACCGGCGACGACTTCGAACCCTGCGCACCGCGCGAGCACGACGGCCACGGCTTCGCCTGGCGCTTGTCCTCCATGGCGGTGGATCCGCGCGTGCGTGCGGCGGCACTGGTTCATCAGCGCGCCGTCGAACAGCCACCGCAACGGCAACGGCAATTCCACACCGGAGCCCCACGGGCCACGCTGCTGAAGAAACACGTCGACGCGAACGTGCTGGTGCACTGGCTGCGGCAGAACCCCGGCCGCTGGACCATCGATCAGATCGCCCAGGGCCGCGGCTGCACACGCGCCGCCGTGCGCGAGCACCTCAAGAACAACCGCCAACACTTCGAAACCGAACGCCTGAGCGCACCAGGACGACCGCTGGTCGTCTGGCTCAAGATCGCCTGACCTCTCGCCACTCTCCCCGTCCGCCGACAACCTACAGACACTCGCTGAACCGACGACGGGTTCACAAGGGAGCATCGCCATGCCGAAGCTCGTCACCACTCCACAACAGACCCTGCCCGAGATCGCGCACAGCGTGACGACCTCGGACAAGCGCTTCACCATCCACTGGCCGCTGACCAAGCCGGGCGCGCGGGCCATCACCGTACGCGCCACTGGCGCCTCGCGGCTGTCGGCGTTGCAGCATCGCATCAATGACCTGCTCAACCGTGGGCATGGCGTCATCTGTCCGCTGTCGGGCAAGCTGATCCGCATCTACTGGCGCGGCCTGCACCACTCGCAGATCAGCACCTTGCGCCGACTGATGGACAAGTCCGACAAGCTCGGCGTCACCTACCTGCACGTCGAGTTCTTCAGCGCCCGCCGCGACGGCGATCTCGCCAAGCTCGAACTGTGGGGCCTGGCCGAACACCTGCGCGCCGAATCCCGCCTGGAGCAGGAAGCGGCCAAGGGCAAGTGGCGCATCACCCAGCGTGGGCGGCAGTTCCTGTCCGGCCAGATCCGCATTCCGCGGCAGGTCGCCGTGCTGCTTGGCGAGCGCCTCGGCTACGTCGACGAAGCCGACACCATCCACGTCGACGAGGTCGCCGACACCTTCAGCAAGGACGCCCTGCTCGACGGTGCCGACGGCAAGCCCGAAGCCGAACCGGAGGCCGCATGCCACTGACTGACGGCCACGGCGTCCACCGCCAGCTGCCCTTGTCCGCGCTCAGCGCGCGGCAACGGGCGGTGCTGCTGGTGCTTAAGCGCCACGACCCCGTGCAGCAGCACCTGATCGCCTTCTGGCTCGCCCGCGACCAACCGGCCGCCCCGCCGATGACCGCCGACCAGATCACCCACGCCCTGCAAATGCTCTACGAGATGGGCTGGGCCGAACCCACGGACAAAGGCTGGAAGGCCAGAACGGAGAACACGTGAACCCAGACCAACCCATGACCCTCGACATGATCCCTGCGCTGATGCACCTCTACGCCAACAGCCAGAAGTGGTGGAAGCGGGCGGCGGCAGCGGCGTACCGTGCCGGTCACTCGCGCGTCATCCTTGGCCGCAACGATGGCAATGCCTACCTGCTGCGCTTCTGGCTGACGCCGCCGCAGGCTGGCAACGACCAAGGCTTCGAATCCGGCGAGAGCGTGCTGCTGCATTTCTTCGCACGCGGCGATGATGATCAGTCGCTGCACGATCATCCATGGGATTTCCAGACGACCATCCTGTCTGGTGGCTACTGGGAACACCTGCCGCCGAGCAACTACATGGGCTTCACGGGTGTCTTCAGCGACGACCACAACATGCCCGGCCCCGAGTGGAACGTGCGCCGCGAGTTCCGCGCAGCCGGTCAGACCGTGAAGCGCGACGCAACGCAACTCCACTGCGTCGGCGAAGTCCTGCCCGGCACGGTCACCCTGGTCCGCACCGGCCCGCGCTGGCGCGAGTGGGGCTTCCACCCACCAGGCCAGCCGTGGGTGCCCTACAAGCAGTTCCTCAAGATCGCCTGAATCGTCACGAAACGCCGTAGGAATCCCATGCCCTATCCACACCGCCCAAAAATGTTTTCCCTGCGCTTCATCCGCGTGCTGATCAAGAGCGGCGCCATCCAGGAGATCGGCCAGGGGGCCGTGGCCATGTTGATCGCGGTGGTGACGATGGAGGACGAGAAGCGCTACACCGGCGCCGTGTGCTTCTGGAACGATCACCTCAAGGCGCAGGCGGGGTTCCTGTCGTGGAAGGCGCTCGACACCGCCCGCGACCGCGCCGTGGCTGCTGGTTGGCTGCACTACGAGCCGGGCGGCAAGCACCGTGCGGGGCGCTACTGGGTGACCATCCCTGACCGCCTGGAGGTTCTGATGGATGGTGGGCTGGGCGATGGCTCCGACCTGCTCGCCGCATGCCGGGAACAGGCTCCCTCGGCTGATGGTTCGGTGCTGGTTTCACCTGAAAATGGTTCGTCTGTTCCTCGCCCCCTGAGCACATCGACGGGAGATGGAGGGGAGATCGAGAGCGGATCAAGCCATCCTTCATCGCCTGTCGATAGTACGCCAGGACGATCGACGGGAGATCGACGGGAGATCGACGGGAGATCGACAGCGAATCATTCTACCCTCTCCCTGTCCTATCCTAATCCTAGCCCTGTACGCGACGCGGCGGAACCGACGCTCGACCCTGACGAGCAAGACATCACCGCACCAGCCAAGCCCTCGGCGGATGTTCCACGCCCGACGGATCCACGTGGAACCGAAAACGACAGGGTGCAGCTCGCCCCAGGGAAACTCGTCGCCGTTGCCCCGACCGACCCCGTCCACGGCCTCGGCGTGTGGATCCGCTGGCGGGCGAACGACGCCAGCCGGCAGAGCGAGAACGCCGCCACCATCCGCGCCCTGATCCGCGACCACGGCGCCGCGGTGGTGCAACGCATCGCCGAACGCCTGCAGCGCGAGGGGGCCGCTGACCGCGACCGCAAGCCCGGCGACAAGGTCTGGGTCGACGAACTCCTGCCCGCGATCCTGGCCGAACAAGCGAGCCGTTCCCAGCCCGCAGGATCGACGAACGGCCCAAACCCTTCCGACCCCACCCCGCAACCCGAGATCGTCACGCAGGCGCTCGCCCTGCTGGCCAGCCGTGGCGCCGCCGTCTGCCGCGCCGCCCTCGGCTGGGCACCGCACATCGCCCCCACCGACGTGGACATGCGCGCCGCGATCTCCCGCGAGCCGGTCGCCACCGAACTGGTCGACGTACTGACCAACGGACCACTGGTCATGGTGGAACCGTGAGCTTCACCACCAGCGAACTCCGCCTGCTGCAGATCGCCGACCAGGTCGAAGAGGGCCGACGCGGTCGCCCACGCAAACCCCCAGCCACCCCAGCGGTCGACCGCAAGCGCCTGAGACAACGCGCCTGGCTGAACGACACGCCGATCACACCCAACCCAGGCGGCCGACCACGCGCACCGTACGTCGACGAACAAACCGAACGCCGCCGCGCCCAACAGCGCGCCTCGTATCAGCGCTGCAAACTCCGCCGGAAAGCACAGCCATGACCGACTACCACCTCCCCTCCCTCTCCGACCTCGCCGTGTCGTTTGCGGCGCTGCTGGTGCGCAGATGAGTACGCCCAACCACACGCCAGAGCCGTGGACCCACACCAAGCTGTGCGGGCAAGCCAGCGGCCCCCACGCGGAAACATGCATCGGCATTGTCGGGAAGAACGGAATAGCGGTTGCATGGATCAACCTCAACCCGTCCCAGGGCGACAAGGTTGAGGACGGATTCGCTGATGCCGGAAGGGTCGTCACCTGCATCAACGCCCTCGCCGGAATCCCTGACCCTGCCGAAGCCCTGCGGAAAGCGCGGGAGGCATTGCTAATCGCGCGCACCGCGAACCTGCCGGAGTGTGAACGCGAGGTGATTGCCGAAGCCCTGCGCCTCCTATCACCACCGACCGAGGAAATGAAATGAGCGACCGACCACAACGAGCCGTCCGCATGACGCTAACCATCGGGGCGGACACGCGCGACGACATGGCACGCGCTCTGGAGCATCTCGCCTGCGAGATCAGCATGGGACGCATCAACGGGCCGTCCGGATGCATGGGCGGGGGCGACTCCGGGTATTCGTACGACTTCACTGCCGGTGCCAGCCCGACTCCGGAAGAATACCAAGCGCAGCTTAGGGCGTATCTGGATGCGAAGAAGGAGCCCAAGCGATGACCGACCAAGTGCAAGCCCTGCGAGAGTTGATGGCGAGGGCGACGAAGCTGACGCCGCTGCCGTGGACCATCACGGAGGATTGCTACGGCGGAAAGGAGGAGGCGTGGTGCCACTGGCATGAGACTGGCCCATTCACCATGACGGGCGAGAAGGCGAACGATGATGACCGACTGGTGATCGCCGCCATCAACGCCCTCCCCGGCATACTCGATCAGATTGAGGCGCTGAGGGGTGAGCGGGATGAACAGCGCCGCGCGACCTTGGATGCAGTCGCGGAGAGCCAGCGCGTGGGGAATGCGCTGCTGTCGCGCTTGGACCAGGCCCGCGCCGAGAACGAGAAGCTGCGGGGGTTGCTGAACCGCTGCCGCCCACACATCAGGTACGACAAGGGCTGCCAATGCAGCGGATGCTACGGCTTGCGGCAGTTGAACCAGGACATCTCCGCCGCGCTCACCAACGGCAGCGATGGGGAGGGAGCGTGAGCGACATTGCCGGATACGTGAAAATGACAGCGCGCGAGATTCGCGCGTTCACCGACCACGAACCAAAGTTTCGCGCGCTCTACGACTATGCGGTCGGTCAGGCCCACAAAGAACAGAACGAGGCGCGCGCTAAGCGCTCGTGGCTCGGGCGGCTATTCCGGTCGAGATGGGCTGATCTCTTCGAGTGGGGCGACCTCTATGACAAGCACGTCCCGAGGTGGCTGCGCGGTGATGTTCTGCCCGATTGGGCGAAGCGCGTTCGCGGCCTAGATGATGACATCGTTATCCTGATCGACGTAGACGACGCACGCTTGCTGCGCTGGATTTGCGAGAGCATGAAAGGGAACCCATGAACACCGACCGCGCGCCGAGTGCGCTACCATGCCATTGCAAGTGCGGAATCATGTTGGGAGCAATCCGATACCATGTCGAAGACGGAAGAACGCTTTGCCCAACGTGCTTCCATGGGCTTTTTACACGGCCTTCACCCGCGCCGGAGTCCGGCGGGGTGACGGATGCGCGGACCAAACTACCGCCAAAGGCGTTTGTCCTCCATCGCACAGACGGAGAATGGGTTCGGCTTGCTGACTACACGGATGTAGCAGAGGAACTGAAAAGGGTTATGGCAGAACGCGACAGCCTTTCGGCCATTATCGGAATGCCTCCAGAGGGAACCGACGCCCGCGATGAGTGGTACCCCGGCAACGATGGAGTCTTCACCGTGCATCAAATGTGGGAGTATTACATTCAGCGCGGCGATCATATTGTGCAGCTTCGTGCTGAGGTTGAGCAGTGCCAGAAGGAGAGGAACATAATGATTGATGAGTGCGAAACCGCGCACGGGCTTTACGAAACATGCAGAGACGAGTGCATCAAGCTCCGCGCTGCGCTTTCGGCTGCCGGAGTGGGGGAGGGGTGGGTGAGCGTTGGTTTTATGCCACCGCCACAGCAAGAAATGATTGAGGCCGTTTGGGAATGGGACGACACGTCGAGCGGCAAGCCCATTCGACACCGTGTTGTTCGGACATGCGCGGTCATTGGCAATCTGGTCTATTACGAGTGCGACGACGACGCGGAGACTGGCTGGGACGACAGCGTAATCACCTCATGGCGTCACTTACCCCCACCGCCCACCGAAGCCGAAGGAGGCCGGGGATGAAGAAGCGAGACGTTGCGTGGGGGTTCTTCTACGCATCAACAGTAGCCGGGCGGCGCGTGCTCAACATTGAGGAATCGCGAGCGTCCGCCATTTCGTGGCACACGGACTTCACGAAGCGAGGGAAGGACCCGACCGCTGTGTTTCGCATCGTGCCGCCAAAACCAAAACCACGAAAGAAGGTGAAGCATGGCCGGTAAGAGGAAGTTGTTTAGGAAACGGATGTGGGCCGTGATCTGGCGCGACGGCGACCAGCCGTGGCTCTATCGCATCAAGCGAGGCGCTCAGACGTGCGGATTCGCCAACCATGCGAGCTTTGACCGCGTGTGCCGCGTCCTCGTCACCGAAATCCCCAAGCTCCCAAGAAAGAAGGTGAGACGTGGGAGGTAAACTCGGACGCTGCGATCTCCACACCGCGGAGTTTGTCGGCGCTGGCATCTACCTGCCGCGCACTCGCTGCGACTTCAAGGCCGTCAAGCGCCTCCGTATTCGCAAGGTGAAGGAGAACGGCGAGCCAATCTTTACTGACATGAACCTCTGCGACTTTCACGCGAACACGGCATGGTTTCATAAGAACGTGGGATGGACGATCTTGGGCGAGTTTGTCACCCCACCCAAGCCCAAGCCGAAGCGCGGGGGGAAGGGATGAGCCGATACACACCAAAGCGGGCGCGGCTGAAAATGGTCTGGGGCAAGATCGACAAGCATACCGACCCGGACCTGATTGCGTCAAACGGCCCCGGCACATCGAAGGCCGACCGCAATCTTCTGCTTAGCGTTGTTTGCATGCCCCGCTGGTGTGGCCGCGACCCTCAGCCATCTTTTATGGATGAACTCGCAGCGCGTGGATACGACCTGACGACTCTTCGCTTTTCAATCGACAAGAAGGACCCCCAGACATGAGCGGGCAACTATTCGACGCCGACGACATCCGCCGCGCCTACGAGGACGGTTTCAGCGATGGCCAGGACCACAACAACATCGCTTACAAGTACCCGCCGATGGAGGTGGCATGGCTGCAATGGAAGCAGCACCAGCAGTCATGGCCTGCGTTGACTGACGCTGAGAAGGCGACGATCGCGCAGTGGGAGGCCCTAAGCCACAAGGAAAGGTACGAGACATGACCAGCCAGGAGCGAGAGGTGCAGGAGGCCATCACGGCGTTGCTGTACGATCATGGCCACGGCGACTACGAAAGTTCGGCAGCAATGCTGGCTGCGGCGATCAGCGATGGCAAGGTGCCAGGGGTCATGGCGTCTGGACCTCCGTGCATCCGCATGTGTGAGGCGCAGGCCGTTAAGCTGACGATGGCCGGGCTACGCGCAGAGATCGACCACAACAAGAGCCGCCTCGCCGCAGCGGAGCGGGAGATGGACAAGGCGAGAGACGACCACGCCAAGGAGGTGGCGGAGTTGAGGGCGGCCCTCGCGGCGACAGAGAAGGAGTGGACAGAGCTGCGCGATGCCTTGGAGAAGTGTGCGGCCCACGTCGGTGGCTATATAGCGCAGGACAACACGCACCGATTCCACTTGTTCGTTGAGGATGAGGTGCGGTTGGTGGTGGAGCGATTGCGAAAGGAGAGGGACAGGGCGCTGGGGCTGCTGAGGGAGGCGCGCGATCTAATCCCAGCAAACATGCAGTACCGCAACGCGCGGCATGTTGATCAATGGTACGATGCGAATGACGACCTACGAGGCCGCATCGATGCACTGCTGGGCGGGGGTGGGGGATGAGAGACGACAGCCACCTCTGGAACAAAGACCTCGAGCGCGCCGTGCTCGGTGTGGTGCTCGATGGGCGGCATGCGGCGGCGTGGGGGACGTTGGTGCAGGGGTGTCCGCATCCTGGGTACTTCTTCGGTCGTGACCACCAGTTGATCTACTTGGCGATGAGTGCGCTGGCGGATCGTGGTGAGCGCATCGATGCCATCAGTGTGCAGACGGAGTGCGCGGGGACGATGTTTCGCGATGCGGCCGAGCGGTTGCAGTGGCTGCGGCAGTTGGAGGACAGCGGGCAGGTGGTGGATCGGCGGATGCTCAAGCTGCCGCCGCCGCCCGAGGGTGTCACGTATGAGGACAGCCTGCTGGTGGCGCTCGGTGGCTTCAACGCGGTGTCGGATCTGGCGCAGGCCTTCGCGCCGGTCGCGGGGCTGGAAGCCAACTGCAAGCTGATCGCGGCGCACTACCGGCAGCGGCGGTTGCTCAAGCTGGCGTCGGCGGCGGTGGCGACGTTGTCCTCGCCCAAGGGCGTGCGCGCGGTGCAGGAGGTCGGGGCGACACTGATCAACAGCGCCAGCGCCGAACTGGGGCATGCTACCGGCGACGTGACCATGGCGTCGGCGATCGATGAGGCGGTGGTGCTCGGCGATCAGGTGGCCGAACACGGCGGGGCGGCGGTCGCATCGTGGGGCGTGCAGACACTCGACCAGCGCGTGCCGCTGACGCGCGACACCTTCGCCGTGCTCGCCGCCGGGCCGAAGTGTGGCAAGACCAGCCTGATGATGCAGGCGGTCCAGGCGACGGCAGAAATGGGCGGCGCCGACAGCGTGTGCGTGGTCTCGCGCGAGATGTCGCCGTCGGAACTCGCCCGCATCCTGATCGCGCGCAAGCTCGGCATCCCGGCGGCGTCGGTGCGCGATGGCACGCTGAGCAAAGGCGAGCGCGAGCAGATCACCGCCGAGGCCGACCGCTGGCGCAGCAACGCATCGGTGGTGATCCAGGCCGACGCCGACCGCGTGACCATCGACGACATCTGCGCCTGGGCACGCCTGCGCGCCATCCGTGCCGCCGGCCGGTTGCGCCTGGTGGTGATCGACTACCTGCAACTGCTCGACGGCGTCAAGCCGACCGACCGCGAATACGACCGCGTCAGCTATGCCACCCGCCGCTGCAAGCTCCTGCAACGCTCCCTGCGCGTGCCGGTGCTGTTGCTGTCCCAGTTCAGCCGCGAAGGCACCAAGGCCAACCGCAACGCCGCCGGCGCGGTTGGCCTGCCACCCGAACCGCAACTCAGCGACCTGCGGGGCAGCGGCACCATCGAACAGGACGCGAACGCGGTGGTGATGCTCTGGCCCCGCCAAGCCCCCACCGCCGCCGTCCAAGGCGTCACCATCAAGATCGCCGCCAACCGCGCCGGCGAGGTCGGCACCATCGACTGCGCCTTCCACCGCGCCCACGGCCAGGTATTCAGGGAAGTGCAGGTCGAGGCGATGAACGACCGGGCGCGCAGGATCGCGGAACAGCCGAACGAGACGGAGGACCTGTACGCATGAACACTCATCCGCGCGTGACCATCACCAGCGTGCGCATCAACGGTCGCGAGGTGCTGCCGCAGCCGGTTTTCGTTGCAGTGCATGACCTTCCTGGGGCGGATCCACTCTCATGGACTGCCAGGGAGTATCACACCTTCACGCGGTCGCAGTCGCCGCATCGGGTCCCTCGTCGCTTGCGGAGGCGGTGAACGTGCATCTGACTTGTCCACTCTGCTACGCTGACCTTCCGAACGGGAACTACATACATGACTTGCCGTGACCGTCATTTCTTCTTTGGCTTCTTGGCCTTGGGCTTTTTCGCCTTCGGGTTGTACGCGAGCACTTTGCCCACGATCAAATCAAGCTGGGTCGGTGGGTTTTTCACGGATCAGGTCCTTGTAGGTGAGGCGCTTGCCGATCGTGCCAGCCACAAAGCTGTCGAGTCGGTCGAGCGTGGAGCGGTTCACGTTGCCCGCGTTGAGGCGGAACGTGAACTCCTGGACGTAGCGGTTCAGGTGCTTCTGGCTGGCGCTGTGGTAGACGCCGTGAATCCCGCGCTTGAGCACCGCCCAAACGCTTTCGATCGAGTTGGTGTGAACGTCCTGCCGCACGTACTCACCGTCGCGGTGGTTCACGGCCTTGTGGTCGAAGAAGATGCCGCCGAGGTTCACATAGGCGCTGGCCTCGTCGGTGTTCAGTTTCGACCCAACCTTCACGTGTTTGTAAACGGCGTTTTCGATCGTCGCGGAATCGGTCGCTGGAATCACCTTGGCGATCGTGCGTCCTCCGCGTTCGCGCATCCCCAGGACGACGGTCTTGCCGACAGCGCCACGGCCAGCGTTCCGCTTCTTGAACTCGTGCTTGGCCTTTTCCTTCCCGCCAACGTACGCCTCGTCTATCTCAACGATTCCCTGCAACTGCTCCAGGTCAGGGCCGCAGGCTTCGCGCAGGCGTTGGAGCAGGAACCACGCCGACTTCTGCGTGATGTCGATTTCCTTGCTCAACTGCAAACTGCTGATGCCTTTGCGTGCGGTGACGAGAAAATACATCGCGTACAGCCACTTGTTCAGCGGCACGTGCGACCGCTCGAAGACGGTGCCAGTGCGAACGGTGAACTTGAACTGAGGCGCAGCCTTCACGCGGCAGTCCAGGCAGGAGTAGTATCCACCTGGGAGAGCGGTGATTCGGTCGCCACTGGCGGCACACGTGGGGCACGCAGTGCCGGATGGCCACCGCTTTGCCTCCAGGTAGAGGCGGGCGGCCTCGGCGTCCGGGTAGAGGGCGAAGACCTCCAGTAGGCTCAAGACTCGGACTTTGGCTGTCATGGCTTAGGCGCAGTCATGTGCGGCGACTACGGCGATCGCAAAGAGCTGACCACTGTAGTCGTGGAGCACCATGTCACGGTGCTCGTCATCGACTCCCTCCAACAACGCATCCATGTCTGCGGGGATCCACTCGCGATTGATCAGATCGTTGAGCGCATAGGTGCGTGGCCAGGCGGTGTAGTACTCGGGCGATGCCTCCCCGATTTCCTTGGCGCGGGCTTCGAGGGTAGCGAGGTCGATGGTCATGGCATGTCCTTTGGTTTGGCAGCTTGGCTGCGGTTATGCGAGTATAGTACCTTACTTCCCCGGCAAGTCAAGTATGTAGTTCCCTTCCGAACTTGGACGCCGTGCTGCCGTTCGATGATGTCGACGACTTCGCATGCCCCGGATGCGGCAAGATGCTGGCAGTCGATTGGGATGATGTGGCAACTGAAGATGGCGACGACATCCCGGTGTTGAATATCAGTCAGGCCGATTGAGACCACTTCCCCAACGGACACCGACTGAGCAGCCGTTCCGGCTTTCCTATCCCCGTGCAGGCGCAGCCGGCGACGGTGCAGCGCTCGGCGTGGAAGCGGTCACAGGCGGCGCAGGCGTCCTGCCTGGCGCGGCGCAGCGGTTCGGGTGCGGGCAATGGGGCGGGCGGTGGCGTGGCGGTGGTGGCGGGCTCCCAACACTCGCCGTCGGGGCCAAGGCGTAGGCGTCCGATGCCGGCGTGGAGGTCCAGCGGTGCGGTGATGCCCAGCGATTGCGCGCCCGCCCAGCCGTGCTTGCGCAGCCAGCGGACGACGCAGTCCAGGCGGTGGCGCTCCTGTGCCGGTGGGCAGCCGATGCGCTCGGCGAGGTCAGGCGATGCTGATGGTGCCGTCATCGTTGACCGTCACGGTGGCCTTGATGGTGCTGGGACAGAAGCCGGTGACCTGCGGAGTGACGGACTTGGTCACGGCGATGGCGCTGTTGTTGCGGGGCTGAACGATCAGCGTGCGCGCCGATCCAGAGATGCTGCTGAGCGCGATCTCCACCGTGGTCGAACTGGTCCAGATGCCGTCACGGTAGGCCTGCCACACGTCGACCATGACCACGTCGTTGAACGCGGTCGAGCCGTCCGGCACCTCTGGAAAGACCAGGCGCGACACGTAGGTGTCGGTGCCGCATGCCCCACCGTTGGCCAAGCCGCGCCCCGCCAGATTCACCCTGACGGTGGCGTTGAATCCGCCGAGCACGTCAACGCCGATGAGCAGCAGATCCGGGCACACCTGCGCGCGGTACTGGGCGGCAGAGAACTGGTACCGCTTGTACCACGCCAGCGGCAGGCAAAGCCCGCCGACGGTGGTCTTGAAGGTGGCGGTGCCGGTGTCAAAGCCCATGGGTCACGGATCGTAGAAGTCGGAGCACAGGACCAGGATCTTCTTCTCCGCGCCGGTGTCGTCGCAGATGCCGATCTCGCGCAGGCGCACATCGCCATCGTCGCCCACCATGTTCGCCGGATCGAAGGTGATGGTGTTGCCGCTGCCGTAGTCGATCACCACCACGCCGTCGGTGATGGTCATGGTCATGCCGGTCTGATCGATGCTGATGCTGCCGTCGGCGTGCATCTGCACCGCGTGGTCCTCGTCGGTGCTGATGATGACCCCGTCGGTCTCGTCGGCGGTCAGGTAGAAGTTCGACGCGGCGTTGCCGATGTTCACAACCAGTTTGCCGCCGCCGTTGGTGGCATCGCCAGCGGTCAGGGTGGTCAGGTCGCTGCCGATGTCGCGGGCTGGCATCACGATCGCGGCGCTGGCGCTGACGGCGCGCAGCACCGGAATGGTCAGCTCATAGGCCGAGATGCTGGCGCGGGTGGTGAGTGCGCCGGCGACGGTGTCGCTCAGGTAGTAGGTGACGCCGGCGGACAGCGACAGTGCGATGCGCCCGGCATAGACCACGACGAAGCTGCTGCCATCGGCGCTTTCCACGACGCCGGTATACTTCGCCGTGCTGGCGGCGGCGTTCGCCTGCGCCAGTGCCCAGGTCCCGCCGTTGTTGTAGACCACATGCCCAGCGCTGAAGCTGTTGGCCTGGGCGATGGTCTCGCGGATGCTGGCGCCGTCGCCAACGGGCACCGCCATCGGGAACCGACTGGGTACCTGCCGCATCTGGCGCTTCAGGTCCTCGACCTCGCGACGCAGGGCGGCGAGTTCGGCGTTCAATGGATCCTTGCCGGATTTGCTGACGGTCATCGCATGGCCTGCAGGGTTGGGGGCAGTGGGCGGGTGCGGTAGGTGGTCGTCCAATACGCGACCTCGTCGGCATCCTGGCCGTCGCCCGGTTCGACGGTCAGCGTCCACGCCCGGCTGGTGATCACGCTGTTGACGGTCTGCACGCGGTCGCCGCGCGTCACGGTGGTCAGCAGCCGACCAGGGCGCCAGGTGCTGCCGATGTCGAGGATGCCGCGGTAGTCCCACGACACCGACACCATCGGCTCGGACAGTCCGGCGACCAGCAGTGCCAGCGCGGCCTCCATTTTCGGCAGGTCGCTGCCGACCTCGATCTCGATGTCGGTGGTGTCCAGGTCGGTGCCGTCGCTGGTGACGCCGCGCACGGTGCCTGGGCACACCGTCCACTCTTCGCACTTGGGCAGCTGCACGATCTTCTTGCGTGGAGTGGCGTTCGGACGCTGGTTGCCGGGACGCTGCCAACTGACCACCAGGGGATCGACCTCGCGGATGCCGACGGTGATCAGGATCTTCTCGCCGGCCTGGATGTGGCTCTGGATGTCCTGGCCGTTGCGGCCGTCGTCCAGGCGGATGAACGGCGCGCTGCCCTTGCCGTCGCTGTCGAACTGCACCTGCCACGCCTGGCTCTTGTCGGTCCAGTCGCCCTCGCTGCCGACCACCACCACCGGCGGTTGCCGTTGGCCGCGCGTGCCGGTGCCGAAGTTGACCGCGCACGGCAACAGGCGGGTGAATTCCAGCACCCACGCCGGCGGGATGTCGGCGGTGGCGTCATACGTGCGGGTGCCGTCGTAGCCGCCGTCGGCGCCGATCCCCAGCCGGTTGCGCAGGCCGTTGGTGCTGTCGTTGTACTGCGCACCGTACCAATCGGTGGCCAAGGTGAACTTGCGCCAGACGTTCTCGGTGCCGCTGCCGTCGGGATCGGTGTCCCAGGTGGTTTCCAGCGCGCTGGTCCAGCCGAAGCCATCGCCGACGCCCTTCAGGTAGTCGAAGCTGCTGTCGAGCAGCAGCGTGAGCGCCCGCCACGGTCGCGCGCCGTGCACCTCGATGATGTCATACACGCTGTCCCAGTCCTCGGCGATCGAACACGAGCCGATGTAGGGATCCCCGCGCAGGTCGAGCGTGGCGGTGAAGGTCGATGCGGGGATGGTGACATCGCCAAAGGTCACGGCGGTGGCGGTGGCGCTGACGATGGTGATGGTCGCGGTCGATCCGCTGACGGTGACATACCAGGTGCAGCCGCGGTCCTGGCTGGCCAGAGCGTTGAGCGCCTGGAACAGCGTCAGGCCGTTCACGTCGAGTTCTTCCGGCTCGTAGTCCAGGCAGCCGTCGGTGTCGACCACCGCCCACTCCCAGCCGGCGGCAGCGGTCGCCCCAGGCGCGGTCGGCCGCGCATGTTCTGCCAGCAGGTGGTCGAGGATCTGCCGCGCGGTCCAGGTGAACGACGCGGTGGTGCTCAGCACATGCACGTACACCGTGCCGCCGGGCAGGACATAGGTCGATCCACTGCGGTCACCGTTGGGGTTGGCGTTGAACGGCGGGCACGACCCGACGCGCACCGGCGTGCCGCTGATGGGTGACAGCGCACGACCGTGACCGATGGCGATCTGGTCCAGTACGGATTCGATGCCGACGCAGCGCCAGCCGGCATTGCCCGACACGTTGATGGTGCTGTCACCATCGGGCTCGGCAATCGGACCAGAGCAGATGCCCCACCAGAACGGCTCGAAGGCATAGCCGCCCACGGTCACGCTGCCGCCGGCGAAGTTCTTCAGCAACCGCACCACCGCCCCGGCCAGGGTGTCGTTGATGCTGCCGGTCTCGCCCTGCCGGCCGAAGTCGGGCGCCATGCCGATGTCGCGCCAGAAGCGCGCCCCGGCCTCGGTGCGGATGCCGAAGTCCTGCTGCAGGAACGCCTCGCCCAGCACCGGCCCCAGGCCGAACGATCCGCCGACGTTGTCGACGCGGGTGGTGGTGGTCCAACCGGCATCGGTGGCGGGCAGCGTGCGCGCCACCTGCACCAGGACGAAGGATTCCTCGGCCAGGACCGACGACATCAGAACCCCACGTCCAGTTCCCACACGGTGTCGATGCGCGCAGTGCCACCGAGTTGATCAGAGAGGTAGTGCATCACCGACAGCACGATGCAGCCAGGAAAGGTCTTGCCGTGCTGGTCGGTGACGCTGACCACGGTGGACGCATCGCACAGCGCGTAGTACTGGTCGATCAACGTCTGCGCCGCGGCGCGGTTGGCGACGATCACCGCACACGGACCACGGGCGATGGGCGAGCGGCGCGATCCGCGCACGATGACATGCCCAGGCACGCCCGACCGCGCCTGCAGCCGACGCTTGGGGCGGTAGATGCGCGGCATGTTGATGCGCCACTGGCTGAAGATGAATGGTCCGATGTTGGCCATGGTTATTGCCCGAATACTTTCTTAACAAGACCGAAGCCAAACCCACCAGCCACTGCGTCAAAGCTAGCGTCAATGCCAACCTGCGCAGGAGTAACCTGCTCTTGCGGTGATAGGCCCTGAGATCCGGCCCTGGCGTTTTGCAAGCGGGCGATTTGCGTTTCGAAGGAGCCGCCGGGCTGGAATACGTCTGCCAGGATGCGCGAAGCAGTTCCCTGCGATTCCGCCATTTTTTTGAGGTCCTCAATTGATTGGGTGAACTTCTTGAAGGACTCGCTTTCAAAAAATGCTGCTGGGTTCGATGCGAAGGATGCCTCCTGCTGCCCCAGGCGCGCGGTCATGTAGGCGCTGCGCTCGAAACCCGGCACCACGCTGCGGGCGGTCGCCTGGTTGCGGACCTCCATCAGGAACGGGTCGGCGTTGATGTTCGCCATGCGACTGCGCCAGATCTCTTCTGGATTGCCGCGCGCGCCGGTCTGGCGCTGGGCCATGCGTCCGAGCAGGCGGTCGGCCATGCTGCTGTCGTCGATGGCCCCGCCGTGGCGGGTCAATTCCTTCGCCACCTCGGCAAAGTCCAGGCCGCCCATCGCGCCACGCATGGCGATGTCGACCGCGTTCTTGGCCCGCTGGCTGTTGCCGAAGCGTCCATAGATGTCGGCCACGCCCTTGCTGGCGGAGTCGAACGACGCCGCGCCGGAACTCGCGACCAGGTCGGCATCATCAGCGGCAGCCTGACCGCCCACAGCGATCAGGTCGGTGCGCGACTTCGCCTGCGCCTCGCCGCGCTTGGCCATGTTTTCCATCGCCTTGTCGGTCTGCTCGGCGACGTTGCGCACGTCCTTTTGCGCCTCGATGAACAGGCGGGTGCGATCGATGGCGGCGGCCACGACCGCCTGATAGGCACGCACGCCCACCGTCAGCACGCCGACGCCGGCAGCGATGCGACCGAACGCGCCGTCCATCGACGCGCCGCCGAGGATCTTGGTGGAATACGAGCCGATCGGGCCGCCAGCCTTGCTTGCTGCCGCGGCGCCGTCCCTGAAGGTCTGTTGCAGCGTGCGCTTGGTGCGGTCGCTCTGGGTGTTGAGCTGCGCCATGCTGCGGGTGTTGGCGTCGATCCCCATCTTGATCTGGCGCAGGGCGGCGACCACTTGCGCGGTGTCGAGGCTGGCGCTTCCCTGGACATCATTCATGCGGCACCAGCCAGTCGCCGTAGTGCCGTGCCGCCCGGTCGACGGTTTCCGAAGTTGGCGAACATCAGTTGCTGAACACGCCGCCAGATCCACGCACGATCACGACCGGCGCCCTTGTTCATATCGAGCAGCTCGCGCTTGTATGCCTCGTTACGACTTCCGCCTTTGTTCAGCACCCGTGCGCCGGGCAGGGTGATGCGGGCGCGCACGACGTTGCCGCCGGTGATCGCCACCCGGTAGCCGCCGGGGCGCACCACCAGGAGGCGCATGGGCGTGGTGTTGCGGCGGGCGATGGCGTTGAGCGCGCGCAGCAACTGGAACGGGTCGGCCTTGTCGCCCTGGGCGATGATCGCGGCGATGCGGCCCCAGTTGAAGCGGCGCGGGCTGGCGTAGGGCTGCACCACGCCGTTCGCGCGGCGCTGGTCCTTCTGGTAGGCGGGCGACCGCGGCTTGAAGCCGTGGGTGGTGAAGGCGCTGGGCTTCATACGTGACGACAGCGACGGGTCGCCGTGGCGGGTGATCCACTCGGTGGTCGCCTGGCGCACTGCTTCGCGGGCGGATTCGTTGGCGATCTGCCGCGCCTCGCCGCGCTGGACGCGACCATACAGGCCAGTGAATCGCATCGTGAGCTTCAGCATTCGACGACCTTGCTGGCCATCGCCTGCACCGTGGTCAGACACAACGACTCGCTCAGCCAGCCGGCCACCGCCAGCAGGTCGAGGTCGACGAACTGGCCGAGCATCAGGCCCTGCACCGCCAGCTCGCGCACCGCCACGGCGAGGTCGACGGGGGACGACTGCTCGACGCCGTTGATCAGGGCGAGCAGTTGCTGTTGCAGCGGTTCGAGCTCGCCGGCGGTGTAGCGCTCGCCGTCCCAGATCCCGTCCAGCGCGCTGGTCACCTGGCCGTCGGCGATCTCAAGCAACACCGGCACCTGCCACTGGTGATCTGGGCGCACGCCTGGAACGGTGATCCACTGACGCACCCGCGGGTGACGCTGGATGCGGATCAGGTCCTGCGGGCGGTGGTTGAGCAGTTGCACCCACCAGCCGGCGCGCGTGCGCTTCCAGGTCTCGCGCGTCGTCGGATCGTAGCCGCTGCCGTAGATCGTGCCGCCGCCGCCGGTGGTGACCTCCTGGCCGTTGACCAGGGAGGTGACCGCATCGGGGCCTTTGCCGGCCAACAGCGCGATCGGCGCACGCCCGGTCGGGACGCACGCCGGCCGCTTGATGTCGACCGGGCAGTAGATCAGTGGCGTGGGGGTGAGCACGTGGCGTCCTTACGGCGTGGTGATGGTCAGCGGGCGGTTGGTGCCGTCGAAGGTCGGGGTGCAGGTGATGCGGCGCTTGCCGGCCCGGCCGCCTTCGCCGCGGACGGTTTCCTCGGTGATCAGGCAGTTGTTCAGCGTGATCAGTGCGGTCTCGGTGTCGTAGCCGGTGCCGAGGTGGTTGATCTTGGTCAGGGTGATGGTGCAGGTGCCGTTGGCGGTCAGCGCGGTGGTCAGGTCGAGGGTTTCGACTACCAGGCTGATCTCGGTCTGGCCGCCGACGCCCGGCTGTTTCAGCATGGTGGGCTCAACCAGGCCGAGGCTGTAGCACAGTTCCTCGTCATTGTTTTCGACCTGGTGGTTGATCGACAGTTCGACGCTGGCGGCCTTGGTGATGCTGACGCCGGCCAGGGTGATGGCGCTGACGACCAGCTGTTCGGTGTTCGTCGCCAACGTCGGCGAGGCGATCGAGGCCTCGGCCATGGCAGCGGTGCTGCCGTTGGCGCTGATGCCGAAGGCTTCGAGCGTGACGCGGGCAACGTCGCCGGGTGACCACGACAGGCCGGACAGGACCAGCGCGCCGCTGACCATCTTGCGGCTGGCGTGCGTGCTGGTGCCGAGGTACCCAGGCGCGTCGGGGTTGATCTTGGCGCCGATGGCCTCGATGCCGTTGCTGCCGTCGAGGGCGAGGTAGGGGATTTCATCGCCGGTGCCGAGCAGGTCGAAGGCGGCGATCACCGCAATGGTCTGAAAGCTGATCTTGGGCGCGCGGCGGATGACGCCGTTGCCGGTCTGGTGCAGGGTGCCGTCGCTGCCGATGGGGCGGCGGAGCTCGCGTTGTTCGGCGGTGGGGGCGGAGCAGCCGGGCAACAGCGTGGCGCCGTTGACGCGGACCATTTCGAAGGCGAAGGCGGTGGACATGGGATTTCCTTACGGGATGTCGCGGGTGATGCCGGTCAGGCGGGCGACGTAGGCCCCGCGCAGGGCTTTGATGGTGTCGGCTCGGATGATGGCGGCGGGGCTGACGGCGCCCCAGGCGATGCGCGAGGTGCTGGAGCCGAACAGCGCTTCGAAGCCGGCGCGGATGGCATCGGCGTGGTTTTCGGCACGGGTGAAGCCGCTGGGCTCGGTGTCGGCGGCGGTGGGACGGATGACCAGGTCGATCTCGAAGGGGATCTCCCACCCCCACGACAGCAGCGCGCCGCGATCGACGCGGGTGGCGTCGCCGCGGCCGATGATGGCGAAGCTCTCGGTGGTGCAGTCGATGGTGGTGCCGTCGACGGCGGTGGCACCGTCGGCAGGATCGCCGCCGGCGTCCTTGATGATCGAACCCTTGGCCTCGGCGTCGTCGTCGGCATCCACCAGCGTGCGGAATGCGGCGGTGTCGGCGAGTTGCTGCACCAGGGCGGCAACAAACAGGGCGAGGTAGGAGGTTGCGGCGACTTCCGCCATCAGCGCACCTCGTTGGCCGTGCGGCCGCCAGGGTTGCCGTAGTCGTCACTGACCAGTTGCACGGTGACCGCACCGCCGACATCGACGGCGCCGGGGCCGGCGACATGCCATTCACGATCGTCGTCGTCATCGTCGAAGGTGATGCGGTCGCCGCGCCTGGGGTCGCGGGCGGTGGATTCGATGACCTCGATGCCGGCGCGCACGACGCTGCGCAGCAGGATCGCCTCGCAGGTGCGGGTGTGCTCGGTGCCCTGCTCGATCTGCGCCGAGCCGGTCTGGATGTCACCACGCACCACGCGCACCGCGAAGCCGGTCTCGTCATCGCCTGGGTAGTAGGTGGCCGCCTCGTCGATTTCCGAGGCGTTCAGGGTCTGGCGCAGGTCTTCGGTGAGATCGTCCTTGAAGGTCATGGCTGGCCACCGTTGGCGAGGTGGTCGATGGCGCTGCGGACGATCGGGCGGCTCAGCATCTCACGGATGGCCGGCGGCAGGTCTTCGGGCGGGATCGCACGCAAAGCGACCAGGATGGGCGCGGTTTCGTGCGCGGCGCTGGCGACCAGGTCGCGCGCACGCTCGGCGGCTTTCTGGTCGGTGGTGGCGGCGACCGTCCACGCCATGTTCGCGAGGCCCTCGATCATCGGGCCATAGACCGGGACCAGGCGGGAGATCAGCGGCGCGAAACGCTTGGCCATGGCGAGGGCGGCCAGGGTTCCGGTCGCGAGCGCGGCCCACACGCCGGCGCTCAGGCCGTCGAGTTCCTTGGCGGTCGCGCCGGCACGCTTGGCGGCCTCTTCGGGATTGGCCAGCCAATCGGCGGACGTGGCGCCTGGGGTGGCCTCGATCGCGGAGAGCACGCCCAGCCCGCAGCCGATCAGGAAGATGAGCAGGAGTCGCTTCATGGCGTCACCCCGGCCGGGGCGTAGGTGTTGCCGGTCGATTTGATGATCGCGGCGGCGTTGGCTTTGATCGCCGGCGTCACCCCGGCCGGCGAGGCCCCGCGTTCGAGCGCGTCGGCAGCCTCCCAGATGGTGGCGGCACTGTTGGCGACCGCGCGGTTGCGCGTGCCGCAGCCACACAACAGCACCACCACCAACGCCAGCAGGGCGAAGGCGAGCACGGTGCGCAGGTTTTGGCGGCGGTCGGACATGCTCAGCCGTGGTGCCGGGCGGGTTGGATGGGGGTCTGGTCGCCGTCGGCGGGGAAGCGTTTCTCGGCGCGTTCGAGCGCCTGGCGTGCGCGCGTGAGTTCGGCGGTGGTGGTGGACTCGCGGTTGCCGGAACTTTCGACCAGGCCGAGCAGGGTGTTGCGGATGAAGCCGTCGAGGGACGACTGCTTGGCGCGGCATTCGGTGGCCTCGCGCTCGCAGCGGCGCTGGCTGACCACCTGGTTGCGGGCCAGCCACGCGATGGCTCCGCCCATGGCGATGGCGGCGCCGACGATCATTTCGCTGGTCAGTTCCATCACTCGTCTCCCACGCCGAACTCGCGCAGCAGGCAGGCGGTGTCGGGACCGGCGCGGCCGGCGCCCTTTTCCATCGCGACCTTCAGCAGCTTGCGGATGGACTCGCGCTGGGCGGATTTGAGTTCCAGCACGTGGGTGCCGTCACGCTGCCACTTGCGGACGTAGCCCAGGCGGTCCAGGTCGCCCTTCAGGTCCTCGGGGAAGTCGGGGATCTTCGGCAGCTCAAGAAACGGCGGCAACTCGGCAACGTCGCTGGCGTGGCGCAGATCCTTGGCGTCGGTCAGCAGGCCCGGTGCGTTCAGCAACTGCGCCAACATGATCAGCGCGCCGTGGTTCAGGGTGTGGTCGATGAGTTTGGGATCGGTCATAGGGTCATCCGTTGGCGTCAAGCGCGGTGATGGCTTCGGCCACAGGGCCGGTTCTGCCGTTGAAGAGTTGGCGCAGGTATTTCTGCGCGGATTTTTTCAGGCCGCGCGCCCAGTCGCGGCCATCGAGCGTGGTGTTGGCGTGCGTGGCGTTGAGTCCGCTGAGCTGCGCGAAGGTGAAGTCGACGTTGATCTCCGCCGATGGCGGCGTGATCTCGTCGGGCTGGTCGTCGCGCTGGATCCGCGCCCGCACGCGGACGTTGTTGTCCACGGGGTTGATCTCGATCAGGGTGATGGTGGCGGTGGTGGCCATTAGTTCAGCACCTCGACGGTGGTGGTCATCTGGATGATGCGGTTGTCGGTGCTGGCCACGCTGAACTGCCCAGTCACGTCCAGGGCGAGCGATCCGGTGGTGTCGGCCACAGCGGAGATCGAGCGGCCGGAAAGCACGCCGTTCACGGTTCCGTCTCGCTTGAAGTAGCCGTAGCGCGCGCTGGCATTGAAGGTGCCAGAGCCGCCGGTGGACACACAGACGATGACGGCTTCGTAACGGAAGCCGCCGTCGCTGAACGCGGACATGGTGACGGCGCTGGTGTCGCACAACGTGACGCTGCCGAGCTTGGCCCGCAGTTGGAGCGTTGGCGTCCCGGTAACGTCGCAGTAGCCGGTGATCGTGATTCGCACGGCCTTGCCGACCGTCCAGAAGTTCGCTGGCAGGGTTGTGGTGCCGACCCCAGAACTGCCGATGAGGCTGGTCTCACTGGTGGTGTTGTTGACGCCGCCGCTGTTGGTCGCGGTAAAGATGCAACCACTCAAGGACTGCTGGATGCCGGCGACGTAGACCTGAAACGACTTCTGCGTGGTGTCGTGCCACAGTTCACCGTTGGCCGCACCCGCATACGCAAGCCCGGCAAGCGTGAGCAGGGAATCCTTGCGCACCTTGAACTGGCTGGTGCCGCCAACCTGCAGATCGAGCAGCAGCGACGCAGCAGCGCTGGCGGTGTCGGTGACGTTCAGCTTCCATCCGGTGAAGGCCACGGCGCCAGAGTTCCAGGTGCCGGCGACATCGAGGAAGCGCACGTCGGAGGTCTTGGTGCCGCCGCCGATGTGCAGCGAGCCGCCGATACCGGCGCCTCCGGTGACGACGAACGCGCCGGTGGCGGTGCTGGTCGAGGCGGTGGAGGCCTTGACGCTGAGCTGTCCGGCGGTCGTGATTTCAACATCAAGTCCGCCACCGGCCGCACCGAAGCCAATGCCATTTGCGGAGCGCAGGAACAATCCGTCAGCGTGCATCGACGAGCCGCCCGTGGCAGCTGCATAGTGGCCCCACAGAATGCTTGCGCCACCAGACCGCTGGAATATTTGATAGATGCCGCCGGCGTTGGTGGAGTTGAAAAGGGCGATCTCGCTGATGGCGCTGCCGGTGAGCGTCAGCTTGCCGGCACTGGTGATGGCACCAGCAAGAGCAAGAGATGTTGACCACTGCGGTGCGCTGCCGCTACTAGTGAGCACGGTATTTGCCGCGCCAATCCCCAGCTTGCTCAGCGTCGTGGCGGCGGTTGCGTAGAGTAGGTCGCCGGCGGTGTATGAGGCGATGGCGGTCCCGCCGTTGGCCACCGGCAATGTTCCACTGACGTGCGTGGTCAGCCCGATCTTGCCCCACGCTGGCGCGGTGATCACGCCGCCGCTGATCAGGGCGTTGCCGGTCGCGACCGCCGCGAGCTTGGCCAGGGTGGAGGCGCCACTGGCATACAGCAGGTCGCCCACCGCATAGCTGCCAGGAAGCCCCGTTGATGGGATAGCCGCCCAGGTCGGCAGGCCGCCGTCGAGCGTCAGCACGTGGCCATCGCTGCCCGGCGACAACGTCGCGAGTGACGCATCGCCATCGCCGTACAGCAACGCACCGGCCGCCAACGTCGCCGCGCCGGTCAGGCGCAGCAGCATCTGTGCCGCCGAGAGTGAGCCGCCGCCTGCTGGGTATCCTTCGCCGGCCATGTCAGGCTCCCAGTTCGCGGCGTTTGAGGTTGAACGGACTGCTGGGGATGATCGCTTGCGTCACGGCGGTGCTGAGGGCGTCGGCGGTGGCTTCGTACGCGACGGCAAGCACGTCGGTGCCGGCGGGCAGGTAGGCGTCGGGGTTGTCCTGGCGCTCCCACACCACGGTGCCGTCGGTGATGGTGCCGGCGAAGCCGAGGCTGCCCCAGTCGGGCTCGTCCGCGGCGTGGCTGGTGCCGGCGGTGATGCAGCGGTAGATCTTGCCGTTCGGCGTGGTCGGGCGGACCATGTCGCCGACGACACGCGCGACGTTGGCGACCCAGATGCTGCGCAGGCGGCAGGTCCAGGTGATGCCGTTGTCGGTAACGGTATCGCCGACGGTGGTCGGCCAGGTCGGCTCGGTGGCCGCGTGGCTGGTGCCGCCGGCGCTGGTGACCTGATAGCAGAAGCCGTTGTTGACCGTCGGCCGCACGAAGTCGCCACGCGCATAGACGCGCGAGGTGGTCCAGGTGGTGTAGACCGGGCCGATCAGCGATTCGGGCCACACGATGGTCAGCGTGCCGGCATCGTCGCCGGTGATGCTGAAGCCGTCGATCTTGCCGCTGCCGCAATCCCAGCGCAGGGCGGTCTGATCCTTGTCACGGATGCCGATCTGCCAGTTGTCGTACATCGCGGTGCTGAGGTCGACGCCGGTGAAGCTCTGCGAGATGGTGCGCGCACGGTACACCGCGCGATCGATCGGCACGGTGGACCCGAACGAGAACGCGGTGCCGGCGCCGCCGATCGGCGAGGCGAGCAGCGCAGCGATGCTGGCGAGGTCCTGCGATTCGGTTTCACCCGAGAAGGTGATGATGTCGATCAGGTGGCTGGCGCTGACCGGCAGCAGCAGTTGCGCATGGTGCGCCGCCGCTGCCGGCACGCTGTAGGTCCAGGCGTACACGCCCGAGCCGATCTCGGTGTAGACGCTGCCGAGCGAGTACGTGGTGGGCGATCCGCCCGGTTCATGCTTGAAGCCAGACGACGAGAAGTCGGTGCCCTCGGTGGTGCTGAGCCCGGTCACAGGCGCATCGGTCGTCGCGTTGCGCACGCGGAAGAACTTGGTGACGGTGTCGGCTGGCTGCGTCACGGTGGTCTACCGATGGGAAGGGGCCGACTGGCCGCGTGGGTGGAGTGGTTGCGGGGGTTGGATTTGAACCAACGGCCTCTGGGTTATGAACCCGGTGATCTACCGGACTGATCTACCCCGCGTCAGGATTTCTTGCCCTTGGGCTTCTTACCCTTGGGTTCGTCTGCGACGGTGAGCGGTGCATTGTCGCCATCGTGCGTGGCGACGACCTCGACGGGCTCGCCAACGACTTCGATGACATCAGCCCGCGGCGGCATCAGTGCCGCGTGGCGCAGTTCGTTGATCTTGCGCTTGGCGGCGCGCGTCAGTTCGCCGGCCTTGGCGCCGACGATCAGGCGCAGGGCCTTGGCGTCGGCTTTCGCCAGCGTGGCGATGGAGGTGATGCCGAGATCGATCAACTTGCTGATGGTGGCCTTGGCGGTGGCTTCGTCCTGGTCAGCGAGCAGCGCGGCGACTTCAGGGAGATCACTGGGCGGTTCGTTGCCAACGTTGACATCGACGCCGGCGAGTTCGACGCGGAACCACGACCAGCCGAGGCGCTGGGCGAAGAACTCGGCGTGCAGTGGGTTGCCGAACTCCAGGGTGGCAAAGACGCCGCCGGCGGGGATGGCGACACCGGCGATGGTGACGGCGCGATGAGCGATGATGCGGGCTTGCATAGGATTCCTCGCGGTGGTCTGGCGACCACGATGCCCAGGCGCGCTGGGCGGCCTGGGCTCGTGCTTCGTTCAGTGATCAGGCGATCAGGTGAACTCGGTCTGATTGGCTTCCCATGGGCGGCCGTAGCCGGCTTCGCCGACTTCCTTCACGGCGAACTCCCAGGCGTCGTCCTTGTGCTCGATGATCGAGCCGGCGCCCTGCATGCTGGTCTTGCTGTCGGCGGCGTTCTTCTGGATGAGCAGCGCCTTCGAGCCGGGCGTCGCGTTCCAGGCCTGGAACTTGGCGGTGGTGGTGATGCGCGGGCTGACGACACAGCCGATGCTGACGCCGGCGGCCTTCAGCCCGTTCAGCGGGTTGTCGAGCACGCCGCTGCCGGTGTTCAGGTTGGCCTGGGTGCAGGCCTGCATGATCGCGCTGCCGATGTCGGTGCCGCAGGTGATGAGCAGCGACTTCAGGCCTTCGTTCGCCGGCTCGCCCTGGTCGTCCTTGTAGGTGAGCATCGAGATGTACGCGGCGTAGATCGCCTCGGCTGCTTCCAGCGGGGTCGGAGCGGTGCCGGACGCGGCGGGGTGCGTCAGCAGGTTGTCGAACGCGCTGTAGTTGGCGTGCGAGTCGCTGAAGAATGCGACGCCGTCGATGGTCTTGGTGCTGGTGCCGGCGTTGTTGATCAGCGTGGCGAGGCGCGCAGACCAGAACTGGTTGCGGCGCTTGACCACGTCGCCGAGCTTGTCGTTGACCTGCCCGGTCTTGTCGTTGTTGGCCCAGTCGAGCGGGATACGAACGCCGCCGCTGAACTTGGCGTTGCGCAGCGCGAAGTCGTATTCCTTCGGCTGGCTGATGTTGCGACCGGCCTCGCCCCATTCCTTGATGACGCCGACGGCGCCGAGGAAGGAGAGGTCTTCCGACTTGCCGGCAGGCAGATCGCTGTCGAACTGGAAGGCCAGTTGCAGGAGCTGATCGCTCATCGGGGTGTCGGCCAGCATCTGGTCGAGGATGGCTTTGATGCCGTAGTCGGTGAGTCCCATGGGAATATCCTTGGATGGAGGGGCGGGTGGGGCGCTTGGGTGACCACAATGCCCAGGCGCGCACATGGCGGCCTGGGCTTGCGGCTTAGTTGTCAGTCAGATCAGGCGATGATCTTGCGCGTGATGAGCCACGCGGTGCCGGTCGACATGATGGTGATGGTGTCGTAGGCGGCGTCGGCGGTGTTGTTGGTCCCCGCGCCGTTGATGGTTTCGCTGTCGTTGCCGTCGAGGGTGATGGCGAAGGCGGCGAGGGTCATCACCGTGAAGGTGCGGCCGGTGCAGTCCGCTGCGGGCGGCAGCGTGAGCGTGCGGCCCGCGGTCGGGGTGATCAGCAGCAGCTTGTCGAGCTGCGACGTGGTCAGGGTCGCGGCGGCATCGGCCAGGGTTTCGAAGCCGAGGAACGGGCCGCCGTGCTGGGCGAACTCAGCGGTGAAGCAGGCCACGGTGGCCAGGTCGGTGCCGGCGACGCCGCGCACCACGCCGATCAACGAGCCGCTGCCGGTCATGTTGAAGGTGTTGTCGTCGCTGGCGTAGACCAGGCGGCGGTGGCGCACGTCGTCCTGCGCGACGCCGGTGATCGGCAGGTTGGCGAGGAAGAAACCGGAATCGGTTTCCAGCTTGCGCTCGCCGTCGGCGGTCGCCGCGTCTGCAGTGCGGACCTGTTCACGAGCGAAGCCCTGGAACGGTTCGCCGCTGACCAACTCGTGGCTGTAGCCATCGGCGGCGGGCGAGATCGCGGACCCGGTGTACGGGTTGGCGCTGATCTCCAACGGCAGGCGGTTGAGTTGGGGGATCCCGCCCGTCGGGATCTGGCGGTCTTTGTTGGCGGCGGCGGCGGTCATGGCGGGAATCCTTGGTGGAAGGGGCTTGGTGGGTGGTCAGTGGCAGGCGATGCGCTCAGCCCTTGGCTGACTTTGCGGCCTGTTGCTTCTGGTGGCGCAGGTAGGCCTTGAAGTTGCCGCCGAAGTTGGCGTTGAGTTCCTTGTCGGACTCGAACTTCGCCTTCAGCTTCTCTTCGTCGGTGTCGAACGCGCTGGCATCGCTGCCGGGGTCGTTGCCGCTGGCGAGCTTGGCGAGGGCGTCGTACTTCGATTGCAGGGCGGTCTTCTCCTCGGTCAGCGCCTTCAGGGCCGCTGCGTGATCGGTCTCCTGCTTTTCGCTCTTGGCCTTGAGCGCGGTGACTTCGTCGCTCAGCGCCTTGAGGCGGGCTTCGCCGATCTTGGCGCGCAGTTGGATCTCGTCGTCGCCAGCGAGGGCGCTGTCGAGGATCAGCGCAGAGAACGCCGCGAACTCGGTCTTGAGGGCGGCGAGACGGTCCTGGGGGATCTTCATGGTGTATCCGTTGGTGGGTGGTTCGTCGGTGTCGTCGTCGCCGGCAGAGAACAGGCCGTCTTCGTTGGCGGCAGGGTCGTCGACGAAATCGAGGGCGCCGAGCTTGGTCGGGCGCGCGAGCGGCAGATCATTGACCGCGCCGGTGGGCCGGTCCTTGGCGATGACTTCGCTGCCGTCGGCCATCTTCCAGGCTCGGGCGAAACGCATGATCACGGACATGCCGAAGTCTTCGGGCGATTCGTCGGCGAACTTCAGCACGTAGTCGTGCAGGTTTCCGTTCGGGCTGATCTTTGCCGAGGACAGCATGTGCACGTCGCACACGGCCTTGTCGCCGGTGATGCGGAAGTTGCGCGCACGCGCGACCTGGGTGCCGAGCGCGTCTTCGCCTGCTTCGACATCGCGGTGCTTGAAGTGCGACTTGATGCCGGCGGTACGGGCGTTGCCCAGGCGGACGATGGCTTCCAGGGTGGCCTGATCGACGGCGATGGGATGGCCCTTCGGCTGCACCAACTGCATGGCGCTGACGCCGTAGATGATGCCCTTCTCCATGTCGACGCGCTCAGGCGCGGAGACGGAACGAAAGCGGATCATGGTGGCCGTGGTGCTCATGTGATAGCGCGAGTGTGCGTGTTCTGGTTTCGTCAAGTGGGGGATCTTCGCACTTTTGCGAATCGAGCGCGAAGCGTCAGGCGTCGGTCTCGGCGGGCTGTGGTTCGGGTGCTGGTGCACGCGGCTCTTCGCGGGGTTCTTCCTGCGGTGCGGTCTGGTTCGGGGCGGGGGCCATGACCTGGCCATCGCCCTGCAGGACGATGCCGCGCTTCTTCAACTCGGCGTCGTTCTGCTGGCGGCGCGGCCATTCGTGCTCGGGGTCGAGGCCCATGTCGCCGTAGATGGTGTCGCAGCTGATGCCGACGCGTTTGATCGCGACATCGGCGCCCTGGTATTCCTTGAGCGGGTCGGGCATGAAACGCGGCGGGCGCAGGTAGCGGCCAACCAGCAGGCGATCGACCTGTTCCGGGTCGTTGAGGTCGATCCCAGCGATGCGACCACGGGCGAGGTCTTCGCGGATCAGCGACTGATTCCACGGATCTTCGGTGCTGATGATCAGGTCGTTCTGGTTCGAGTGGAACGTGCGGTAGGCCTGGAGCAGGGCGACCCGGCTGCTGGCCATGTTGGAGTTGGTCAGCTTCTGCAGCACGAACTGGAAGGGCAGGCCCATTGCGGCGGCGATGTTGGTGAGGATGACTTCGAGCCACTTGTCGAAGTCCTGGCCCTGGTAGTTGAAGTTCAGGGTCTTCCAGTTGGTGCCCTTCTTCACGTAGTAGCATTTGCCGGGAACGATCTTGGTGGTGCCGGTCAGGACGGCGCCGTTGCGGTCTTCTGCGGCGGCGCCTTCGGGGTCGTCGCTTTCGACGATCAGGCCCATGCTGGCCTTCAGCATGTCCGACACGACCTTCGCTTCGATCGTGCGGTTCAGCAGGCGCAGGGTCTGCATCACCGGCGTGAACCAGCCGGTGGGGCGGAGCTGGTCGGCGTGGCGCGGCAGGCTGTGCACGGTGACGTTGCGGTACCCGTCGGCGTCGTAGATGGGGAAGCGATCCCAGATCTGTTTCGGCGCGACGCTGGTGCTCGCGGGGTGACTGCGCTGGATATACACGGCGATCGGCGAGCCATCGGCATCGAGTTCGAAGCCGTCGCGCATGCGCGTGGTGTTGGGGCCGTGGTTCTTGTTGCTGATGCGCGAGGCATTGACCAGGCGCCAGCAGGTGGCGTGCGTGTGGCGGCCTGGGCGGTTCGGCTTCCAGCAGCGGACGGCGACGCCGATGCCGCTGGTGATGGTGCTGGCGAGCACGATCTTGCTCATGTTCGGTCGGCTGTGCTGGCCGCCGGCGTCGAAGCTGGTGTCGCGCGTGCCGCGGCGGATGCCGCTCTGCACGGATTTGCGGACGGCTTGTTCCTGTGGCGTCAGGTCGTCGCTGTCGTCGGCCTGGTACGCGCTGCGGTATTGCAGACCAAGCGGTCCGATGGTGCCGGCCAGGAGCGTTTCGACGATGGCGTGGCAGATCGGATCGTTGTCGTAGGCCCATTGCCCACGATTGGAGATGATGTCACCGTCGCGGCTGAAGTAGTCGTTGGGGTCCTGTGGCTGGACACCCCAGGAGCCGAGCAAGCGGTCGGTTGCGCCGGCGGTGAGCATCAGAGTTCCGCAGCTTGGCCGATGAATCCGCGGGAGCCGACGGCGGGGGCGTTGGCGTAGTAGTCGCGGATCGTTTGGATCTTGGCGACATCGTTGAAGGTGAAGCTGCGTCCGGCGATCGAGTAGGAGGTGGCCTTGCCGGTGAGCAGTTCGGACACGGCACGATCACACAACGCGACCATCTCTGCCGGGGTCAGCGCCAGATCTTGCGCGTCCGTTACCTTGGAACGGATCTCACTGTTCGTCGCCATGCGCCCGAGAATGGGGACGGCGGCGGCGTCAAGTGGGGGATGTTCGCAGAATTGCGAAGCGTCAGGTCAGGGCGACGGTTGCCTGAGCATGGGGAGATGTAGGGTCCACAGGTAGCGCGAAGGAACTATATGCCCAACCATCGATTTCGTCGCAATCCACCGGCCTGTGATTCAGAACTTGATGATGCGATGGACCTGACGCGACCGAAGCCGCCGAAACAGCCGAAGCCGGGTGTGAGAAAGAAAGCCGCCAAAAAGGCGAGCAAGAAAAAGAAGAAGTAGCCGGCGCTGAAGAAATATCAGGCGATGTGCGCGCGGCCCTCGTCGCCGACGTTCGGGCCTTCCTTCCAGTCGGGGCAGCCGATTTCAGCCAGGCAGGCCCAGTGGCTGACAGCGGCGGTGCGCTTGTGGCAGCGGATGTGCCGACCCTTGCACGTGGGGCACAGGACGATCTCGACCGTTGCGCGGTTGGGCGGCTTGGTCGATCGCCGGCGCTGGCGGTCGGCCTCGTCATCCCACGACATGCTGCCGGTCCAGGTCATGTCCAGCCGAGCCCCGCGCCCCAGGTGTCATCGCTGCGTGTCGTGCCGGGCTTGGGGCCGTTGGGATTCGGCGGCACGTAGCGGGGATTCTTGGTGATGAAGTACATGCCCAGCGCCTGGGTGACGTAGGCGCAGTCGAGCAGGTCGTTGTAAGGGTGGCCGGGGACGCGCAGCCAGGCGAACTTGCCGGTCTTGGGGTGTTTGCCCCAGCGTTCTGCGGTGAGGTGCATGATCAGGTCGCTGTCGGCGGTGAGGCTGCGCGGGAGCATCGAGGCGGACGGGCCGCCCACGGCGACCTTGAAGCTGCGGCCGAGCTGGTGTTTGATCGGGTCGGTGTCGAGCCACATGATCTGCCAGGTGCCGCCGTGGCTGTCCTGTTCGCGGAGGTCGTACCAGCCCTCGAGCAGTTCCTGCCGCTTGCCGTCGCCGCGTTTCATGCGCTCGACCTGTTCGCGGCCGGTGCCGTGGATGGGCATGATGTCGCGCTTGCCGCGTGCCCACTTGGCGACCTTGTCCGGCCATTCGGCAACGTCGAGGCCGATGATCACCGGCACCATGCGCAGACCGTCGACGCGCAGGAAACCCTTGGTCAGCAATGCGCGCACGCGATCGAGGGCGGCAAGGCGCTGCACGTCGGTGGGCATCTCGCGCTGACCGCAGATGTCGTCCTTGCCCCAGGCGACGATCCACGTGCGGCCCTCGCGATCGTGGGCCTTCACCAGCCACACCAGCAGGCGCAGCTGTTGGTCGATGTTGGCGGTGAGGAACAGCGCGCCATGCGGCACGGTGTCGCGGTCGTAGTCGGATTCGGTGCTGCGCAGGACCAGACTGGCAGCGTCGGTGTCCACGTCGCTGGACTTGCGGGGGAACTGGCGGGCGAGGACTTCGTGGAAGAAGTCGATCAGGGGTTCGGGGTTGCCGACCTTGTCGGCGAGCATCGCGGCACGGTATGCTTGCGCGGTTTCGCCGAGGCTCTTGAACGGGTTGTCGAAGCGCGACCAGCGCATGCCGAAGGTCAGGCCGCCCGGCGGCTGCGGGAACTTGGGCGCGTCGGCGATGACCTTGGTGGCGTCGACCGTGCTGCCCCACAGTTTGGCGACAGTGTCGTTGATCGCGTTGACCATCTGCGCGAGTGGCGTGTCGCCGATCACTTGGCCCTGCGCGTCCATGGTCTGGTCGGCGAGGATCAGGCGCGGGCGGGTGATCATCACCTGGCGGTCGGCTTCGGTCAGCGCCACGTCGCAGTGCTGGCAACCGATCCGCGCGGTGTTGGCGGCGCTGTCGTCGGTTTCCAGGTCGCAGGTGAAGCGCTCGAAGTCGAACGTGGTGTGCAGGTGGCAGTGCGGGCACTCGTAGCACGTGCGGCCCTGCGTGCTGTTGTCGTAGCTTTGCAGGATGTTCGATTGGTCGTCGTCCTTCACCGTCGACGCGCGGTAGCGTTGCGCATGGCGGAAGTAGCTGTCGGCGCGGTGTTCGTTCTTGGCGATGATCTTGGGCGGCAGGCTGTCGAACTCGTCGTTGATGATCGTCGGGATGGTGCGGCCATCGTTGCCGCCGCCTTTGTTTTTTCCGTTCGCGCCGTGGAACTCGATGCTGCCGGCGTTGCGCAAATACACCGTGTCGATGTCGGCGCCGCCGCCGCTGCCGCTGCCACTGGTGGGCAGGTGGTGTTCCAGGCCGGACAGGCGCATGGCTTCGGCGATCTTTTTATGCCACACGTCGCTGGCGAAACGCATGTCGGGCAGGCCATAGAGCACGTCGCGGCGAAGCTCGATCGCGTGGTAAAACAGGATCGCCTGAATGATCCACGACTTGCCCGACTGCGCATCGGCGGCCAGCACCCAGTTCACGAAGCGGCACAGGCAGTAGACCACCCAGAACACCAACTGCGCGGGATGCAGCGCAGGTTCGTGCGGCTGGCCAGCGAACTCGCCCTTCGGATTCATCAGCGAACGGATGAACGTCAACGGATCCCGCGCCGGTGGCGGTGGCTCCATCGGGCTGGTGTATTCATCGCGGACGAGTTCAGCGAGGGAGGACATTAGGCGTCGACGGCATCCACTGCGCCATCGATTCCCTCATCCCAATAACGATTGAACACGTCGCCGATGAGCGCGTCCCAGATGTCTTTGGTCGGCTGATTTCCGCAGGGTTGTTTCCCTGCGGCCTTTGCGATCCACACCGCCTCCGCGAGCGTCATGGTCACGGTGATCTCCTTGGGGATCGCACCCTCTTCGGCCTGAGTGAAGGTGATGTTTTGCAGCTTCATGGTTGTCGCTCCGTGTTGAGTTCAGCCAGGGACGCCAAGAGCGGGATCCTTCGCGGCCATCAGTGCGTCGGTCTTGTCGGCGATGCGCTTGCGCGCCTGGGCTTGCCACGCGGTGAGCAGGTCGGCGAGGTCCGCGCGCTGCGACGGCGTGAGGCCGCGCACCTGGTTGGCGATGCCCTGCACCGTGGACAACTCGCCGAGGGTGATCTGGCGCAGCTCGCGCAGCATGCCGCGCACCGCCTCGTCGTCCTTCAGGCGGCCGGCTTTCTTTTCGACATCCATGCGCAGGGAGATGCGGGCTTCTTTCTCCTTCAGTGCGCCCTGACGGCTGCGTTCCTCTTCCCAGTTCTCGGTGGCGCCGTGCGCCGGGTCGTCGGGGTTGAGCGAGCCTTCGCCGGCGGATCCCCACGCCCACTTCCACAGCAGCCGGACCTGCGGCGTGGTCGCGCGACACTCGCCGAGCTTCGACTTGCGGCGCAGCAGCAGCAGGAAGGCCTTGATCGACCACGGCGGGTTGCCGATCGGCTCGATGCCCCGCGCCTTCCAGTTGGTCAGCGTGTTCTTGTGCAGGTCGAGCAGCTGCGCGATCTGGTTCTGCGAGCGGGCGAAGACATCGTCGGGGGCGTTTTCGTCATCGTCGTCCGGCTCGCGCCCGGCCTGCGCAGCCGCCGCCGGGCCGTGCCCCTCCATGAACGCATCCAGGATGCGGACCTCATCGGGCGACACCGCTTCCCCCAGGCGCATGCGCTCCTGGATCTTGGCCGCCCGCTTGGCGAGCGGGTCGGGGGTGGTGGCCACCTTCGCCTTGGGTTTCGGCGTGGGCTTGGCCTTCCCCTTGGCGGCCAGTTTGAGGATCGGCGGCAGCTTAGGCATCAACTACCCCCATGCCGACGAGCCGATTCCAGGCGATTCCAGCCCCTGAAATCCCGCCCCACGCCGGATCCCTCACCGCCAGGAATCCTGCCCCACCCCGCCTGTCCGCCCCGGCAACCACACGCCGCGTCACAAGCCACCCCGCGCACGGTGCGCGCGAAAACACCGCTTGATCTGCGT